GACTAGGTGAAAACTACTCCTCTTGATGATTGAGCCTGATCTTGACTCAACTTGTTCACCCATTTAGATAATGGTGAACGCTTTACAATACCACTCGTGGTTGCGTAAAACGATTGCGACCCCATTTCGAGGGTCTTTAAACTATCATTTGTAATAGTAAATCCTTTCCTTTCACTCAAGAATAAGCGGATCTTGTTCTTATTCTTTGTAATAAAGCGATCTTGGAATTTATGACCATATTTACGTAATAAATCATCTCTCACAGTATTTAGCTTTTGAGCAAGCTGTTGTGGAGATAGGAAGACTTGGACGTTCTTGAGTTCTCGTCTTTCTTCGATAAACCATTTATGTAAATTCATTCCTAACAGAGTTTGTAGCGCATCTCTATAAGAAACAAGCCCTTCACCGAACGTGGTGTTGCGCATAGTCGTCATTACATCTTCTGCTACTGATCTAGCTGCTTTTGGCAAATGTGATATCGCCCAAGGTTTGAGAAAAGAACTCACGATCTCGTTGATTCTCTCCTTGTTGTTGCGTGTCATTATAATCGACGCTATCAATCCTTCTATCTTACTCAGGCCTCTCTTGTTCTTAGGGAGTCCCACTCCCCCTAGTTCTCTAGGTGCGTGTAGTGGTATGCCTGCGTCTGTGAACGGGCGAAGTACTTTCGCCTGCGCCTTCTTAAATATATTGATGAAGCGTTTCTTTTGCCAACTGCTTAAGTCTCCTGCAGTTTCTGTAAATAGGTCTAATCTCTCGGACCATCGAGATTTCTGGGATGTAACCTTTGATAGCTTTACTACGGTAAGTCTACCTTTGTTCGTGCGATATATGTATCCACAGAATGTAAAACCAGTCTCGCTGATATGGGTCTTTTTCAAGTTAATTTTGAAGCCGACCGACCTAAGCCGACTCTGGTATTTCTCCCAATCCGACGGGGAACAATATAAGACTGCGTCGTCTCCGTATAATAATACGGCCTTCCTAAGATCTTTTGGAAGGGCCTTAAGGCACCACGCATGTAGTAAAGTCATTAAAGCGAAACTTAAAGGCGAACCGAGTAGTGAACCTCTGCTCGTAGTTCCTAATAACTTTTTGTTTTCGTCCTGGATTATTGTTGGAGCTATTGATCTTAGTACTCCTTCTTTAATAGATTCTGGCCACTCTAGTTTCTCAGCTAGAGTTTCGACTATCACGTTTAGGGCATCTTTGTTCATGAGATCGCTCGCCTGTGTCAGGTCCGTGCTGTAGAACTTTAGACTTTTGTCCTTCTTAAGTCTACAAGTTGCACGCCTGAAGATCGCTGCTGTATCATTGTTGAACTGATCCCTACATGGACCATATCTCTTGAGCATATCTGTGATTTGAACGCAAGCCGGGGCTATAAGACACGTTTGTGCGCCCTCGTGTATGCTTGCGACCCTGAAACGACCTCCCTTTTGAGGAATGCATGACAACCTAGCAATTGAAGGTTGTTCTTTACAGTTGTCAAATACTCTATTAACAGTCGTGTCCCATGACATTTCTTTGATGATATTGTCAAAGAACTGCATCATTCGTGTTGGAGCGCGAAGTTTTGTTTTTGGTTTGGGCTTAGCCCTTTCGATCTCTTCATCGTGATCCTTGAAGATTTGTTTTTGATCGTGTATATAAGTATACAAACCACCCTTCGCTCTCGACCTTTCCATGCATGATGCAAGACTGGTAAATTGTGTCTGAGTATTCAACGGGAAAGCCTTCGCATGTTTTGTGAACTTAACAACATGTTGTCGGATGCTCTCCATAACGTCGTCAGGAGTCTTGTCCTCCTTCGCAGATATTCCTTTCCATGTTCTTTTAATCGCCTCTCTCTGAGCTTTTATATTTATCACAGCCGGCATAGCCCTTTTGAGTGTAGCTAGTGTAGCAAGTGCGGATAGCTTAGAACGAATGCGTTGATGATCTCCTTTGAAGTACCTTCTTAAGAGAACACCGCCGGATTCCGTCCCTAGAGCTGCGCACTCACATTCAGAAGCGAGTCGCCCAATATGACTTATGCTGTCTAGGATACCTCTAGATACTGCTCTCACGAGAGTATCTGTAAAAAGAGAGATGATTCCAAGAAAGGAGTCAGGAAAGTAGTAAACACTTTTTGAAAGATGACTACGAGTTTTATATTTCATCGTCTTTAATGTCATCTTTAATGATAGTAAAAGAGAAGAGTAAAGATCAATAAAACCTTTGATTTTCGGTTTTATTGCGGTCACGAACCGCTTCGGTATCTTTTTCTTTTCTGATCCAGACTTTCCAGCCTTAGCCGCTTCAGTGCGTCGGGCCTTAGCTTTATTTTGGATATTAGTCTGGACTCGCAATCGTTCTCGTTTTAACTCTTCCTGCAGCATCTTTAAGCAACGTGCTGCCTTTTGTCCAATCCATCTGTTAATTAGTACAGTGTTGGATAAACGAAGGAAGGCGTCGAGAGTTTCGGGTATGAATACATACCGATTGGTGAAAAGATTGTTAATCTTTTCCTGTTCTCTTTGTTTCTCCTGAAGGGGTGTTTTTAAACCTTCTGAAGAAGCGGGTATATTATTATTAATATTTATAATATTTATATTATTTATATTATTTACAAGATCATCCTCGTTCTTGAGGATCATCTGACCGACTCGCTGACGTCGGTCGACTGTGGTATTTACATAGTTGGCGCCGTCACATGAGAACAGTTCGAAATCGTTCAAATTTAATCTTACGAAATCTCGCCGCTCCGGATTTGTCGAAGTACTGGGTTCTATAGTACAACAAATCTCGTTTGTGATTCTTAATTGAG